AGTACATGTTGCTAAGCATAAGGTTGGGTGTTGTTATAATTTCACCATCATGCTTGATTGCTTTTTTCACACGAACTTTTTTAAATGGAACTGCGGTGGCAGTCTCTACTTTATCAGATCGGAATCGGAGCAGGGCACCATGATTGTTTGGCAAAGAGCTTTGAGCTTCTTTCACAACTGGGTTGAAGCTCCGCATCATATTCCCTGCTAACAAACCTGCCAGCCCTGCTCCGTAAATAATCATCCTTTGTAATTCCCTCTTGGTGCACATGTGACATCAATTACGACTGGCACATTCTTTTGATTTATCCTGCGCTGAGTGTAGAACATAACAGGACGCAGGTCAACCGAATGACATTCTTCAATAGCATTAATGACCTCGGTGCGTGACAGTGCGTGAATGTTTTTGTCAACAATCAACTCGGTGGTAGGTGTGCCGCTACAAGCTGACACACCCAAACCAATAAACAACATCAAATACTTCATACCAACTCCACATTACCTTTTTCAATATCATAAGCCAAGTCATTAGGACGACCACCTTCAGAGATGTAGTTCTCGTAGCTCACTGGTATTGATGAGTTGATCAGGATGCCCATGGAGTGAAAACCTTTTGTGCCTTCACGACGAGGATTCTTCTCAACAAGACAACGAATGCTCTTACCAGCATACTTGCCACGAGGCTTTTGGACGTCAGTCTTCACGACAGCCATGCCCATGTTCTCTGCACTGAAAGGCTTATTCAGCTTGTATGTCCTGACGACCTTGGGCTGTTCCCCAGCCTCATCAAATGGTGTTGACTCAACATGAATGTCTTGAGCTAATTTTAATAGACGTGCTGCACCTGTGCGGGTGTCAGAAAATCTTTTCACTGCTACATCTGTGTTGTTGTTATAAACAGCAACGATGCCTTGGTTGGTTGTGTTTTTGTTCTCAAGCAACTCATCAACAGAGTTGAAAACGACCAAACCATTACCCATTTTAAGAGCAGAACGCTTAGATTTAAAAGCACGAATGGTGTTCTTTTTATAGTCAATAGCAAATGCAGTCATAATTTTATTCCTTTCTAAAAAGTTGGGAGACGCTCTCCTAACTCTTATTACTATACGCCATCTTTATTAAAAAGAAAACATTTTTGTTTTCAACACTTTCAATGACTTAGCATATTTTAAGAAATTAAATTGAAAAATATCTTAGTCCCTTTGGCTGAATTAAGTAAAGATTCTCTTTAGCTCTGGTCAATGCAACATACCAAACCCTGTTCTCTTCATCACCACCTAGATTTTCCCAACTTAGCTTTCCCATGTCTGTGAGGAGAACTAGGTTGTCAGCTTCGCCACCTTTTGACTGATGTATGGTTGAGATTGTTATTCTTGGTTTGTCTGAGAACTTTTCACCATTTCGCATGCATGACCTTAAATATTCTCTTTCATCTGGGGCTATGCCTCTGAGCATTGTCATCCAGTCATATTGACGTGCCGCATCTGGTAACCCTAAATCTTCAATGCCATAGCTATCTTTCTTCAAAAGATTAACTGAAAACCCAAAAAAGTTGATTAAGTTTTTTGCTTCATGTTGAGATATGTTTTTACCTTTGCGGATGCTCTCCCAAGCAAGTATTGCCCTTGTCTCTTCAGACTCAAGTGAGCTTCTGGAGTTTATTGAATATGCAAAGCCTTGTTGCCTGACAGCTTGTTTTAATCTATGCAAAAGATATTTACTTCGGCTCAAGAGCATCCATGTTCCAGGATTGCTGAAGTCTATGTCTTGCTCATTTGTGACATAATAAACTTCACCTTCTTCTTTCTTCGGAGCCCACTTTTTTGGATATCTGTTTTTAATGCGAGAAGACACATCATTGGCCAATAAATGAACTTTCCTAGGTATGCGATGGCTATTGGGAAGTGTTGATTTTTGCCCTTTAAGATTTAAAAATTTATGGACATCTGCCCCAGCCCAACCAAAGATCGCTTGGTCATCATCCCCAGCTATATAAACTTCACTGGCTAAACTTGCAGCCAAGATCGCCATTTTATATTGAGCTGATGATAAATCTTGAGCTTCATCAAAAATGCATATGTCAACGGGCAACTGGCTATTGTATTTCTCAAGCATGTCTGTGAAATCATGAAGCCCATTTTCTTTTTTATAAGACAGCAAAGCTGAATTATATTGCTTAACAGCATGCGGGTTAAGGTCGTTGACATTTGTTATTGCCATTTGCTGGTCTATTGTTCTGAGGCCAACCCTAGCTAAAGATTCAATTCTTGAACATTTATCTCCAAGTCCATCGCCAGTGTGAAGTCCAATGTTCTCGTCATAGATTCCCCTGAACTCTATGCCCATGGCTTTTCCAAACTTGCGATAATGACTATTGGTCATAACTTCATCACGCTGCATTCCCAACTCTCTAAAAGCAAGAGAGTGAAGGGTTCTGAAAAATGGGAATCTTCCTTCTTCAAAGCCAAACTGCGCCATTGCTCTTTCTTGAGCTTCGTGTGCAGCTTTGCGAGTAAAAGCAAGATAAGCTATCCGCTCTGGTGGTATGCCTCTTGACAATGCCTCTTCAACTATATTAAGAAGTGTTGAAGTTTTTCCTGTTCCTGGAGGTCCAAGTATTATTTGCACCTTTCTCATGATGATATGAAATCCTCTATCTCTTCATCCGTCATAGTATCCCAATCAGGCTCAACAGCTAAAGACTGCTCAGGTTTTGAAGATCTGAATTTCTTAGGAGATTTTTCTTTGGTTGGTTGTTTTATTGTGACTAGCTTGGCTCTTCGCATCACTGGCTCAAATACAATTTCAAGAGTCAGAAAACAATTATCACAATCTAAACATTGCCTGTTTCTTGTCTTGCCTCTTTTATTGTATTGAGGAGCAGTTGGCTTAATAGCTAGGACTTTAAGTCGCTTTGATTTACAGCTTGGGCACTTTAACATTTTTATTTTTTCCTTTCTCAATTAAAACACTATGACAAGACCCGCACTTAACCTTATCTGGGTCATACTCCCAAACCCTGCCACGAGTCAATTGGCCGCAGAAATCACAATTCACATGCCTGTCATAGTGTTGATAATAATCACTCACTCAACCCTCCTGGATAAACAGTATTACCATTTTTAAGGTTCTCGAATAGCTCAGTCATCTTCTCAACATCTTTGAAATGGTCTTTGGGGACTGCACAATTTTTTAATATAGATAGAGTCCTGTCAACCATTTCATTGGCTTTTGATTCAGTTAGGTCTTTAACTCTTTTGTGACACTTTTCTTTTTGAAGTTTTTTATAATCATCGTATGGTGAGGTCATTTAAAATTCTTCTGTTACTGTTGAGGGGATTGGTAACTCATCATCATCTGAATAATACTCAGGAGCTGGTACCGACCAAACTTTAACTGGTTTTGATTTAATGCGAAAGGTCTTTCTATCACCACCAAGACTTCTCAGCCAAGACCACACTTGGTGTTGAGAAGGATAGCGGAACCTTCTTGCCTCAAGATATATGAACAAATCTTCTGACCTGAAATATACTTTGCCCTCATCTGCATCGTGCCATGGCTTAGCATTCATTATTTCATCTTTTTGACGTGCTTGAACTTTACCTGTTAAAAATGCATCAAGAGTCTTTTCAAATTGACCTTGTGGACTTGCGTCATCTGGGTCAATAATTACTTCAACAGACCCCAGCAATTCATTTATGCGTTGTTCCCATCTTTGGGATGGCATTGTGCTTGGGCACTTGTTTAATTTTTCTACACATATCTTTTGAAGCTGGCGTTGATCTAAAAGTTGTTGGGTTGTCACTTCTATGCGCTCACCTTGCATTTCAATGTACCAACGAACTGAGCTTCTGTTCTCAGTTTCATATTTGGTTATAGCATCAACTTCAATAGCCATGCCACCACCAATGCCACCAATGCCATACTCACGCTTCATGCATTTGCTTTTCTCGCAATAGTTGCATATTGGTGATTGCTTGCAGGTATAGGCATATTCTTTTTTGCTAACTGATTTTATAAGAGTGTTGACTTCCCCAGCTGGTAGTGGCTCACTCAGGTGCTCATAATTGAAACGCATCAAATCTTCTTGCCAGTCGTCAGGATTCTTCTTGCGGTAATAAACGCCTACATTGAACAAAGAAATGTTTCTTCCACCTTCAGGAAAGCCCATCGTCATTATGTGCTGGAGGCAAGGTGGTCCGTCTTCAAATTGAGTTGTAAGCTCTGGGGTGAATTTTTCAAGCTCATCAAAGTTTGTCATCTTTTTGTTGGCAAGTTTTATAAATCCCTCAAGATTAAGTTTTTTGCCATTGTGTATTGCGTAGCGTTCAGTGTCATCACCATCCCAATAGCAAAGATTTATCCAGTTGCCTCTGTCGCGTTCATTAGCGCGAGATATTTGCTTGGGGAATATTTCAGCACCACCATAACCTAAAAGTGCTGCAAACTCGTTGAGTTTTGAAACCATGTCGATAGCAGCAATAGCAGGTTCACAAAACAAATATAGATGAGCACCCCCAGACTTGCTACGACACATAACGAGAGGCGTGTCTTTAATTTTCGCTTCAAGCTCTTCGAGAGTTTCATTTAATTTTACCTCCCCACGAATATCAATATCAATTACACCAAAGTTGCAAGAATTATTTTCCCTAAGCATAATTATGCCTAGTATATATTCGCCACCATTTAAGTGAGTTTGGAAATGATCAAGCGTCGCAGTCTCGCTAACAGTCAGTGCCCGACCAGACATCTTGCCATCAGCTTCTTTTTTCTGCACGCGATATTGGCCATGGGCTTGTTCATAGCCGCGAAATAATTTCATAAATTGTTTTGTTAGTTCAGACATTGGGTTCCTTTCTGAGTCGTCGGGAGAGAGTCTGGCTTATTGGACAACCAACCCCTCTCCCTAGATGATGTAACAGATAGTTTGCAGACTTACATTACATCATCATCTTGAGACTCAGGTGAGACTTTAATGTCCCCAGATGAGATACTCTTTTTCATAGCTCTTGCAGCTAAATAAATATCTGAACCAGCGGCATGATTTTTAATTAAGCCACCTGATGAAGCATCAAACTTCATCTTGATTCCCCAGCCGAACCATGACCCCAAATCATTTGATTCAGGAACGGTTGATAGCTGGTAAGCTGTCCAGAACATGGCTGGGTTTTCAGACTTGCCTTTAATTGGAACCATCAATCTTGAAATCATTGCATTCCACTGCTTGGCTTTTTTGAATTGAGACCCGCTCATGCTGATGAGTGCAGGGAAGTATCCGCCATTATCATCCAAAACATAAACTAAGAACTCACCTGTGATAACAATTTGATTGCCATCAGCTGTCATGTACTCACCTTTTTCGCCACGTGTGCAGCTTTCAAGGCAAGAAGAATCTGAGCCATGGTCAGCAACCAAGCCACCACGATCAGGCTTCCATTCAATATGAGCACGACGATAAGTAATCGGCACAACTGTTATGCCTTGTTCACCGTCATGAGCAGTCTTGGCAACATTATCGAAAATGTGCCCAGCTTCAGCACCATCAATATAATCACCGTGACGTTTGTTAATCTGGTCAGACATCTGTTGAAGGATGCCGAGCCTTGGCATTAAGATGTCGTCTTTTGACATCCCATCCTGACCTGAACCTGCATCTTCAAGCAAAATGCTTTCATCAAATGCAACCACATTAGACTCTTTTTTATTCGCTACTTCATTAGCCATATCATTATCTCCTTATGTTGGCTCTGCGTCCCATATAAACACGGAACATTTCAACAGGTACTTCTTTGCCTTCACTCAGACGCTCTTTTAATGTAGCATTGAGTGACTGCGGATGCACCCCGACTGCACGTTTGTAATAAAGTTTTTTCTCGCGCAACTCTTCAGTAAAGGCATTGCACTTGTCATCTTCATTACGACCAAACTGAACCTCAACATTGCTTTTAATTAAGTCACCAAGATTGTTATCTCGCAACCACTGAAAGCACTGCTGTTGGAGGATCTGTAACTCCTGCTTCGCATCATCTTTGGCGCGGTCTATTGCACCTTGTGATGGAACAGAAGCTGTGATCACATCTTTCACTTCAACCTTTGCGCCATTGCTCAGGGTAAAGTTTTTGATGTTCAGTTCTTGCATTAAGTCAGGCAAGTCCTGTTCAGCCAACATCTTGAGATCCTGCTTCTTTTGCTTCAATGTTTCTTCAAGTTGATTAATCTCACGTTCAAGATCACTCATCCTTTGAGCCATATCAGCGACTGCACCAAGTTCATTGGATGCTGGTGCCACATCCTCAAGCAGATCTATATCTGTCATATTATACCTTTCTCAATTCAAGAGCTACAGGCATGTACCAACCTTTACGGCGATCCCTTTCACCCTCTTCCATATTACGCTCCCAACGTAGGACGCGCACCGTTGGAGAAACCTCACCAGCAATCATACAAACAATCATGACAGCAATAGGGTCTCCCCCTCCTGGCCACAGAAGATAATCATCTGCGGAGAAGTCTTTCATTATTCTTCTTGCTTTTTGGATTGATGGTCCAGGAAGAAACTGAGGCTTGTCTTCAGGCTCAAAAATAATTTCAAGTGAACCATAACGAGTTGCATCAGTTAAATCGGGAGTCCACCCAAATTTATTTCTTATCGGTCTGTTGACCACATAAACTTTTGACACTTCAAAGTTCCTTTCTCAAAGTATTAATGTGACCTGATAACTACTGGAACCGTAGGATTGACCCCCATCATGCGTACATTAGAGGGTTCGCGCAGGTGTTCTTCATTATCAGAGCCACAAAATAACTATGCCTGAAGAAAATTAAAAAGAAAAGAAGATTTTTTCAAAGAACCCAGTCTTACTCAAATAAAACAGTTAAGAAACCAAAGAACCCAGTCTTTTGGTTGTCAGTTGTTTTCATACCCGTCCTTGGTTTTCATCTTCTTCTTATAAGAAAAAAATTCGAGGAAAAAAATTTTATGTTTGAAATTATGGAAAGTGTGGGTTCACTGGTTTCGGATTGGGTTTAATTTAACTTAAACAAAGTGGTTAAAAGACACCCCAAAGTTGTTAAATTAAGGTTTCAGTAACCCAGAGTCTGGGATCTTTTTTCTTAAAATATTGTAAGTGATTGTTTTAACAGGAAAAGAAAAACACTTTATTTGTTTACTTTAATCAATAAATAAGCGATACTAATTAAGTAGAGGGTTGTCCTCTTCTTTAGAAAGGAAAATAAAATGAAAAAGCCATTGCATATGATAAAGTCCCTCAGCATGAAAAAGCTCTCTGAATATCAGGATGAGTATTTAGAGCTGGAAATTCACAACCCACAGTCAGAAAGATTCTCTGAATTGGAGACGTTGTTTTTTAAAATTGATTTAGGTTCAATTTTAATTTCAGGATAATTTTTGAGAAAGGAAAATAAAATGCTTACAGTTTTTAAAATTCGTGACACTTATAAAATCATTGAGAATGCTACAGGTCTTTCTTCAGATGAACAGCATGACTTCGTCCAGAGGTATAATGGTGGCGATCATGTTTTCTCAACTCGTGAAGAAGCTGAAGAGCGCATGAGTACTTTGCCTGCTGATACTGATGGTGGCAAGTATCGTCGTGTTCATAATTATGACGTCTGGGTTGTTAAGTACGGTTATTGCAATATGCATGGTTGGTCTGATGTTCATCCTTTTGAAATCGTCCGTGTTGTTTCGCCCAAGTGCATTGAGTTGCGTGCTATGAAAGCTAAGTTGGATGAAGACTTCAAGCCTGATTATGTTCCTGGAGGCTTTGCTGGCCACATCAGGAACCAACACAAGCAAACTTACAAGTATGAGTCTTGTGATGAGGGTGTTGTTATTAAAGCAAGGCTCGGCAAAAAAGGTTGGAAGTCTTCACATGGTCGTCATGTGCTTAATGATGAGCCAAGAAAGTTTTACGATTACAATTTTTAGGTTATTGATTGGGGGTGGGGATTGGCCTCACCCTCTCTTTTCAGAAAGGAATTTATTATGATTTATAGATTGCGCTTGGTTAATTTCCCGCACTCTTCAGCTGAAGATAAAGTTTTCAGAGACCTCAGCGAGGCCAAAGATGCCGCTGAAGCAACTGGTTTTGATACTTGTGTTGAAGGTTTTTCTTCTTGTGGCATGCTTTTATACATGCTCGGTTATTCAACTATCAGTGGGTGGTCAAAATGATTAGGTTATTATTTGGTACGTTGGTTTTCATTGGCTTTATATATATGGTTGTGTTCTGTGGTATCAATCTTATGTTGGGTTGCGAGACTTGGGATGAATCTTTATGGACTGAGCAGAACTCATGCGTTAAATTTTCTCAGATGTTTGTTTTATGATAAAGACTTTACTTAGTGGCCAAAGAACGCTATTGTTAAAGGGAATCTTCGCATAGGATTCCTCCCCCAAACTTAGCCCTCCTGAAAAGGAGGGTTTCTTTTTGTCAAAAAATCAGCGATAGTTGTGACAGTTATTTTTACGGTTGACCACTGGAACTAAGGTTAAAAGGAAGAAAATATGCCTCCAAAGAAGCAAAAAGGCTCTGATGCGAAGATGCAAGTTCAGAGGCCTGTTAAGAATGGACCACCAGTTAAGCCAGAAAACTGGGATGGGCGGTTTAAATCAGTTGAGCCAATGGCCAATCAGAAGTCCAAAAGATCAAAGCCATACAAATGGAACCACCACACAACAATAAATTGGATCATGGGCCAAGCAGACCCAGTTGGATTCCTTGCGGATGTTATGGCAGGGAAAGAGATCTTTAATGTTTATAAAGAAGATGGTGGGGAAATTTCAAATGTCGGGAAGATTGGAGCAGACCCAGACCTACGTGTTCTGGCCGCTAAAACTCTTCTCGGTAAATGCGTCCCTGATTTGAAAGCAGTCGAAGTTACTGCACAAATTGAAGAGAGAAAGGTGCTGGACATCAGCAGATTGAGCGACAATGACCTCACCACAATTGAACGAGTTCTTGAACACGCTGTCATTGAAGGAAGTGAGAGCGGAGAGGATGAAGAGATCGCTGAAGGAGTTTACGAAGAGCTCATGGCCAACGATTGAGCCAGGACGAGACTTCCACGACAACTGGCACATTGATGCTATCAGCGAACATTTACAGGCTGTTGTTGAAGGCGACATCAAGCGTCTGATAATAAACATACCACCTCGGCATATGAAGTCCATCTCAGTTGCAGTTGCCTTACCAGCTTGGACTTGGACCATACAGCCAGAGAAAAGATTCTTGTTCGCGTCATACGCTTCATCACTTTCCGTCAGAGATTCGGTTAAGTGTCGTAGGCTTATATCAAGCCCATGGTACCAGCATCACTTTGGTGACAAGTTTGATTTAACAGGAGACCAGAACCAAAAGCAAAGATTTGAGAACGACAAAACTGGCATGCGCATCGCTACTTCAGTTGATGGTGCGTTGACTGGTGAGGGTGGTGACATCATCGTTATTGACGACCCGCACAATGTTCGTGAAGCTGAGTCATCAGCAGTTAGAGAAGGTGTTCTTGATTGGTGGGACCAAGCGATGCAAACTCGCCTCAACGATCCAAAGACTGGTGCCTTTGTAATTATAATGCAGCGAGTGCACGAGAATGACTTGACTGGGCACATATTGGCGAATGAACATGACGATTGGGATCATTTATGCTTACCTGCTAGATATGAAATCGGGCATCCAAGCGAAACAAAATCATCACTCAGCTTCACAGACCCCAGAACAAAAGAGGGTGAGCTCCTCTGGCCAGAAAGAATTGATGAGCAAACACTTGCCAACCTCGAGAGGTCATTGGGTACATATGCCGCCGCAGGTCAACTGCAGCAACGCCCAATGCCAAAAGGTGGGGGAATCTTGCGAGCTGAATGGTGGGTTCCATGGGAGAGTGATGATCTGCCCGAGATTGAATATGTAATGCAATCTTATGATACTGCATTCTCAACAAAAGAAAAAAGCTCCTACTCAGCTAGAACAACATGGGGTGTGTTCCGCAAAAATGGCCAGATAAATGTTATTGTTATTGAGATGTGGTATGACAGAGTTACTTATCCTGAGCTGAGAACATTAGCACAAGAGGCTTATGAAGAGTGGCAACCAGACGCAGTGATGATTGAAAAGAAAGCATCTGGCCAAAGTTTGTTACAAGATTTGCGCATGGCTGGCGTCCCTGTCATTGAGTATAACCCAGACAGAGACAAAGAAGCACGTGCCCATGCATCATCAGCTTTGCTGGAAGATGGAAGAATTTACTTTCCTGCAAACAAAAAATGGGCTAAAGATTTAATAGACATATGTGCTGCGTTCCCAGCTGGAGACAATGACGATATAGTTGATACTTGCACTCAAGCATGGTTGCGTTTGCGCAAAGGTTGGTTTATTAGTCACTCCACTGATTATGAGGATGATGAGCCCACTGAGACAAGAAGGATAACTCTGTATGGCTAGACAACCTATACCATTCGCTGAAGGCTCTCCCCCAGATGATCTTCAAATTGAAGATTTTGGTGATGATGAAGTTCTGATTGGCGACCCAGAGCTAGATATAATGCAAGATGTTGATAGCGAGTTTGATTCAAACTTAGCTGAAGAGATTTCCGAAAAAGAATTAAAGGCCAAAGCATCTTCGCTTGTAAAGATGTATGAAGAAGACAGAGAGGCTCGCTCTGATTGGGAAGAGCGATACAAAGCTGGCTTGCGTACTGTTGATCCTGATGGCGGCATGAGTGAAGAAGAAGATGCCAGAGCCAGTCGCGGTTTGAGCACTGTTGTTCATCCTATGATCGCAGAAGCTGCAACCCAGTTTAATGCAAGAGCAATC